ATCAAGTTTATCAATCAACAACAATATGATGGCATTGCTGTTAAGACGGTAACGTCAACTTATCCACAGGTCATGTTTACGAACATGACCTATCCGAATATCGAGATGGTCATTTATCCAGTCCCTTTGCGGTTGCTGGAGTGGCATTTCATTTCCGTCGAACGACTGACGCAGCCAGCGAATCTAGCGACCGCGATTCTTTTCCCGCCGGGTTATCTGCGGGCTTTCCGCTACAATCTGGCCTGCGAGTTGGCCCCTGAGTTTGGTATCGAGCCATCGCCTACGGTTAGCCGTATTGCTATGTATAGCAAGCGCGATCTGAAGCGCATCAATAACCCTGACGACATCATGGCTCTGCCTTACAGCATCGTCGGCACACGTCAGCGCTATAACATTTACGCGGGCAACTACTGATGAAGACGCCGATCTTAGGCAGCTCGTATGTAACCAGAAGCCCCAACGCGGCGGACAGCCGCATGGTCAATCTCTTCCCAGAGGTCATACCAGAAGGCGGCAAAGAAGCCGCTTGGCTTCAACGAGCGCCTGGACTGCGGTTTCTTCAGACGTTAGGCGCAGGGCCGGTTCGCGGACTGTGGACGTTTAACAGCGACACTATAGACCCCGCCCCTGGCGAGTCGGCTAAGACAACATACGGCTACGCCGTATCCGCGACGACGTTATATCGGATTGATTCTGACTGGAATTATACATCACTTGGAACAATCGCCGGATCAGATAACGTCAATATGACCGATAACGGTCGGCAGATGTTTATCGCCGCCGGAACAAACGGTTATATTTACAATAGCACCTATCAAGAGCTGCCTTTTAATACGACGAACGCAAGCACGACTGTATCAGGCGGCGATACAACATATCTCTACCCTGGTCAGCCAGTGTCGGGCACAGGCATACCAACTGGCGCAACAGTAGCGAGCGTAACCAACTCTACGACATTCGTGTTGTCTGCCGCAGCTACAGCGACTAATACTGGCGTTACGCTGACCTTTACGCCTTTCCTGACGCAGCTTACTTCACCCTTCGCAGGCGCTGTAGGCTGCGGCTTTCTTGACGGTTGGTTTGTTTATAACCAGCCAGACAGTCAGATCTTCTGGGTTTTGGATTCAAATACTACGACGGTTGATCCGCTCTACTTCGCCAGCGCGGAAGGCTCGCCGGACAATCTTGTCACGTTGATCGTTGACCACCGCGAAATCTGGTTGTTCGGCACTAATTCTGTTGAAGTCTGGTATGACGCTGGTTTACCTGACTTTCCTTTGGCACGCATCCAAGGCGCGTTTAACGAAATTGGCTGTCTTGCCGCTTACTCGGTCGCCAAGCTCGATAACGGTTTGTTCTGGCTCGGCACTGACGCGCGCGGTAATGGTATCGTCTACCGTTCAAAAGGCTATTCCGGCGAGCGCGTTTCAACTCATGCAGTTGAGTGGCAGATCCAACAATATTCTACATTAGCCGACGCCGTGGGTTATACATACCAACAAGACGGCCATAGCTTCTACGTTCTAAACTTCCCGAACGCTAACACGACATGGGTCTATGACGTGGCGACTGGCGCATGGCATGAGCGCGCTGGTTGGGAAAATAACGCATTTACCCGCACTCGCGGTAACTGCCAAATGAACTTTAATAATGAGATCGTCATCGGCGACTATCGCACAGGCGAGATCTACGCTTATGACCCTACGGTCTACTCTGAAGCTGGCACGACGCAAAAATGGCTGCGCTCATGGCGTGCTTTGCCGACAGGCCAGAACGATCTAAACCGTTCGGCGCAGCATAGTCTTCAGCTTGATTGTCAGGCCGGTGTGGGTATTTCAGGTTATAGTCAGGCGGAAGTTAATGCTATTATTTATATTTATGACCGCAATAATGATTTCATTCTTGACCGCGCTGGGTCTGCTTTAAAGATCCGCGACTACGCTCAATACACAATTACCATCGGCGCTGATCCGCAGGTCATGTTGCGATGGTCTGACGATGGCGGCCATACATGGTCGAATGAGCACTGGAAGTCTATGGGCCAGATCGGCCAGACAGGCTACCGCACGATCTGGCGTCGTCTTGGCATGACGCTTAAGCTCCGCGATAGAGTCTATGAAATCTCTGGCACGGATCCTGTTCAGATCGCCATCATGGGCGCTGAACTGCATGTGAGTCCGACAAATGCCTAATCTGGTCGATAACAACACCCAGATCCCCGCCGCGCGCGTTCAGATGAACGACGACGCTACGGGCTTCGTTAACCGCCCGTGGTATCGTTGGTTCTTTAATACCTACAAAGCTCTTGAAGCGGGGCGGCGATATGGCTCTTTTTCTAGCACAGCAACGCAAACGGCAGCGGCGATTAATACCGGCTATGGCATGACGTTTGACACTACGGTGGCTAATTATGGCGTCTATGTCGGCACAACAACGTCACAGATTTTTGTAGATAATACAGCTACCTATAACATTCAGTTCACAGCGCAACTTAGCAATACTGCCGTCACGGCGCAAAATATTTATACCTGGCTTCGTGTTAATGGCACTACCTCTACTTCAGCCGCTAAAATCCTAGTCGCGGCAAGTTCTACCGCTGCCGCTGTCGCCGCGCGAAATTTCGTGATAAACCTCACCGCAGGCGATTACTTTGAGATTATGTGGTCAACAGACAACACAGGTGTTAGATTGTCCGCAGTTGCCGCATCCGGTCCTGTCCCCGCCATCCCCTCGGTCAATTTGACCGTAACAAGTTCTGTAGGTGTCTAAATGGCCGTTGTAACTCCCACAGCCAAAGCTCAGTTTATTGACGCCGCAGGCATACCGCTTGCAGGCGGCTTTCTCTATACTTACGAAGCTGGCACGACCACGCCGCAAGCGACTTATACGGACTCGACCGCAGCGACGGCTAACAGTAATCCGATTGTTCTTGACTCGCGCGGCGAAGCTAACATCTGGCTGTCATCGGCCAACTATAAGTTCAAACTAACCGACGCCAACGGCACTGAGATCTGGACGGTCGATAACATCGCCGCGCCTTCTACGGCTCTGTCGCCGGTCTTTTCTAGTAACGTCACGATCTCGGCTAACACCTCCGGCCCTGCATTGCTCGTTACTCAAACGGGCGCAGGCGCAGCTATCCGCGTTCAAGACAGCGCGGATCCTGACGCATCGCCATTTGTCGTTGATACGTCAGGTCAAGTAGGTATTGGCACAGCGACGCCTGCTAACGCTATCGACGTGGCAGGCGGCGCTATCCAGATCTCGACATCTGGCGGCACAGCCCGCACGGTCATGTCAGCGGATTCTACGGATTCAATCTTTGCGGTAAGTGATGATCGTAACTTTACGGTCAAGACTAACGCGGCGACACGGCTCACAATCAACTCAACAGACGCCACGTCTACAGTCCCTATTGTATTGCCTACGCTCCCCACGACAGCGCTTCAGGCAGCGACTAAATCATACGTCGATCAAGTATTGCCCCCTGGCTGTATCATGCCTTTTGCTGGCACGGCAGCTCCGACAAGTTGGTTGGCTTGTCAAGGTCAAGCGGTATCGCAGACTACATACGCGGCGCTTTACGCTGCTATAGGCGCGACTTGGAATACAGGCGGTGAGGGCGCGGGCAATTTTAGACTGCCAGATCTTCGCGGCATGTTTTTACGCGGCACTGGCACTAACGCGACAGGATCCTCTAGCGGCGCTGTCGGCCCATCAGTCGGCACATACGCGGCGGACACATACCTAAATCACAGCCACGCTGTCACAGATCCAGGTCATGGTCATAGTTATTTCACTGTTTCAGCTTCTGGGCGACAATCCGGGTCTAATACACTCTGCTATACGGATCCCGGTGTAACAACTACCACAGGCACATCCACAACTGGCCTGACCGTCAACACATCCACGACCGGCGGCACGGAAACAAAGCCAAAGAACTATGGCGTGCTATACATCATCAAGACCTAGTATTATAGTGAGGCATTATGGATCCGTTCACACT